TCCGGCTTCGTCAAGAAGAGCGGGGTCTTCTCGCCGACATAAGCGCCGGCAATGTTGAAGTCGAACCACTCGATGGCTTCCTCTGGCGTCATGCCGCTGTCGACCAGGGCATTGATGACTTGGGCTTCGTCATAGACGGCCACCGGATCCATGCCACACCGGTAGGCCACGCCGACGAAGCACTTGTCGAATTGATCTGGCGGATCTAGCAATAGGATGTCGTCGCCAAACTGCTCTGCGATTTGATCTCTGTTCATGCCACCACCTTCGAGTCAATTCCCTGGGCGGCGATCTGGGCCTTCATGTCGGCGGCTGCGCCGGCAGCGCGCGGCTCTTCCATGGCGCGCAGCTCAAGGCTGCTCAGGGCACCAGGGCCTTCGCCGTTGGCGAACACGCCGGTCGCGCCTTCGTAGACCACATCACCATTGACATAGTCTTTGTACGTGCCGACGCGCTCGAGCAGGATGGGTATGTACCGGTGGCTTGAGCAGCGGTGCGATTCGCGCTGGGCGATCAGGCCGATCTCGCCGTACTGCTTGCAACTCCAGCGGCCGTCGCCGTCCATCTCGGGCGTGCTGTGCGCGCAGGTTCGGCAGTTGACCGCGGGCACCTTCTCGCCGTGGCAGTGGGCGTGGAAGTCGCACATCTTGCAGACGTACCAGCTCGGGTCGTTGCTGCATCGCAGGGGCGGCTCGGCGGCGTTGATCACCCGCTCGGCCCTGGCCATGAGCTTGGAGAACTCGACCTGGTCGAACTCGACGCGCTCGGTGTAGACCGTGTCGTCGTTCTTGTTGACCGCCATGTACAGGGCGCGCTCCATGCCGGTCAGCCCCATGTAGGTCTGCATCTGGGCGTAGTGCTGGGGCTTGGCCTTCTGGACAGAATTCTTTACCAACTCGGTAAACGATTTTTCGTTGTGCGTCTTGAACTCGAGCACGTGCCAGGTCTTGGGGGCTTCAGGCAGGCCGACGGCTGCACCGTCCAGGCTGCCGCCGAAGTGGCCGCCGTGCGCGCTCACGCGCCACTGCTTGCCGTCGGGGGTGACCTCATGCACCTCGACGCCGATCCTACGCAGGTTGCGTACAAGCCGGGCTTCTTCGAGCTGGCCAGTCTCGAACAGTCGCAACATGCGGCCGGGGAACTTCTTGGCGTCGACCCAGCGGAAGGTCAACCAAAGGAAACGCTCGCAAGCGTGGCCGATCAGCGACGCGCCCAGGTGGGGGCGGTTGCCGTCTTCGGCGTCATTCTCGTAAGCCTGGTAGATGAGGGCACTTGTGGTGTGCGCGGGTTCGGGCAGCTTCGCCATGGGAGTCTTCTCCAGAGTAAACACCCCATGCCCCCGCACGCGAGGGCACAGGCTGTTTACTCAGCGGTGGCAGGCTCTTCAGCGCCGGCAGTCTCGACACGCACGCCGTCTTGCATGGCACCGACCAGGGTCTTCTGGCTGGCCACTTCTACGGTCAGGATGTCTTTGGCTACATGGCGCAAGGCAGCGTGCTTGCTGGCGGCCTCGACCAGGCGGAAAGAATCGGGGCCTTGCACGGCATAGATACGGGTGCTCATTCGGCATCTCCTTCAGCTTGAGCGGGTTGGGGTTCTTCAGCCGGCTGCTTGGCCAGCTCTTGCAATTGGTACTCGGCCTGGCCTTTGATCTCGGCGATCAGAGCGGCAGTCTGCTCATAAGGCAGCTTGGACAAAGCGCCGAGCACAAGCTCGACGCCGGCGGGAACCATCTTGATTGACAGTACGGGTGGTTGATTCATGTGTTCTCCTGGTTAAAAAAAATGGGCAGGGTACTCGCTGCGTCTGGTTGGGCACTTCGGGCCTACTTGTCCGTATTCTTTCAACGGTGAGCCGAGAGGTGAACCAGCATCCGCTTTCCCCCAAGACTTGATCAGGCGCGCTTTTGCCAGGGCGGTACGGAACCCCCAGCGGCGGCCGCAGGAGCGGCCACAGGCGCGTTGGCGGGCGGTGCCGAGGGTGCAGTACCAGCCGGGATTGCGCGAGCGCCTACGGGCGATCCGCCGCCTTGAGCGGGCTTGTAGCCGGTGACCTCGTTCTGGTCTTCGTACTGGCCGCTCTCATCCTTGCGGATCTTGACCTTGATCTGCACGGGCTTGTTGTGCAGCTCGGTGGTGTCTTGCATGCGGACGATGCCGACCGACTCGCACAGCTCGCGCAGTTGCTGCTGAGCAATCGACTCAGCCTGCGGGCTGCCGCTGTGGCGCACGTTCAGACGCGACCAGACCTTGCGGTTGCGGTAGCCGTCTTGCAGCACATCGAACGTCAGCTTGAGAGCCTGGCCCTGGCCAGACTTCAGCGGGACGATCTCGGACTCGATGACCTGGGCGGTGTACCAGCCCGCGGGCAGCAGCTCATAGTTGGATTCGCGCTTGGGTGCGCTGTTGGTGTCAAAGTTAAATTGCGCCATGATGGGTGTCCTTTCAGGAGTTGGCGGTTGTGGAAATGATCTTGGCGGCGATCGCCGACAGATCGGGGGACTCGAACATGTCGAGGCTGCCGGAGCGATCCTTGGCCTCGTAGTTGTAGTCGCGGCTGGTCTGGAGCCAGCGCGTTGGATTGCCGTCCGCGTCTTTCTCGACGCGCAAAGCAAACACCTCGTCGAAGAAGTAGCCCACGCCCTGCTTGAGCATGTTGCCGGGCATCGCTGGGTAGTACAGCATCGCGCCCGACTGTTCGTCCTTCGCACGCTCCTGCTTGCAGGAGAAGTACACGTTGCGGCCAGGCAGGTCGCGGAAGGCGCGGATCAGATCCGTCATCTTCTCGGCCAGCGCGCCGTATGCCTGGCGCGGATCCTTGGCCACCTTCTTTTCGTGGTTCAAGACCACCTCGGCGATCTCGCTGATCGAGTCGAGGCAGATCCACTTGAAGGACTGCCCTTCTTCGGTGTTGACCACGAAGTCGTAGGCTTCGTAGAGCTGGTCGAGCGCCTTGACCTCGATGACCGGGATGTCGAAGCCACGCAGGGACAGCAGGCCGGACTCGGCGCTGATGATCACGGTGGGTTCGCCAGTGGTGGCGCACAGGCTGGTCTTGCCAGCCCCAGCGGGGCCGTGAACCAGGATCTTGATACCGTCAAGGGCGGCGTCCTTGGTGGACTTCAGGGTAATAGCCATTGTGATACTCGCGGTTGTTTTTAGAGAACGTCGATCTCGACGGACGGGGCTGCCGGCTTGGCGGTGATGTAGGCAGCGGCGACGGTGGCGTCGATGCCCTCGAGCTTGCGAAGTTCGCTGACGCTGACCTCGGGCTTCCACTTGAACGCGGCTTGCGCGCCGGCGGTCAGCTTGTCCCATTCAGCGGTGAGCTTCTTGGCATCGACGGTGCGGCCGATCTTGTAGGTGATGGTGAGCTTGAGGCCCAGGTCATCGAGCTTTTGGCTGATGGCACCCTCGGGCTTCTCGGGGTTCTTGAGCAGCTCGGCGAGCTGCGCGTCAATGCGACGGCGCTCGGTGACTGCCTGGTCTTCCGCCTGCTTGGCGGAGATGCGAGCTGCGACCAGCTCAGAGATTGACATTGCTTGCATGATTGCGTCCTTTCGGGAGTGGTTAAAAAACGTGCGTCTCAGGTTAGAAGTATATCAGCATTGTGAAGTGTTGCAACCCCCTTCCGAAACAATTTCTTCGGCGTCGGCGCGCGAGGCGCGCTCGAGAAGGGCAACGGTTCGCCGGTCGGTAATCTCTTCCCAGCCGCCCGGCTTGAACCACTGGCCGTCTTTTTCGTGGGCCAGTTGGCAACCGTACTCGAGCGCCGTCTGGTTCAGGCTGGCACCCCAGTGCTGAAGGTTCATGTGCTGGGGCTGCACTTCGTACACGGCCCGATTGCCCGAAGGCAAGCGGACATTGAGGATGCTGTTGGACAAGACTGACATGTTCAAGCCTCTGCTCGGTTGAAATTGGGGCCGCTGATGCACCAGGCATTCGAGTCTTCGTACTCGGGCAGGGCGCGGATCGCTGACTGCACGATGCCGTCGATGATCGCGAAGGCTTCGGACTGCTCCCATTCTTGGGCCTCGCAGGCCTGGTAGCTGTAGCCGTGGCAGCCCTTGATCACATCGATCGGGTTGAGCATGTTGGCCACGCGCTTGAACACGAAGCCGTGCGCCGGGTCACATTCCTGGTAGCGGGAATTGACGCTGCGAACGTTCTCGGCGTACAGCACCGAGGCGATGCGCTTTTCGTCGCCGCGCACTTCGCGACGGCGGTTACCCCACCAGTAGCTGACCGCGTTGCTGCCGTGCCGGCCGGCGGCCCAGCTCACCAGGGCGTTGATGTGATAGTCGGGGACAAGGTATGCAGACATGGTGAATCCTTTCAGGCGGTAGCGCCGCGGTTGGTTTTGATCGAAGGCTTGTCGGTGGGCTGGTACTTGACCTCGGTGCCACGCTGGGGGCGGGTGCTGCCGAAGCGCACCAGCTTGGCCAGCTCGTCGCGGCTGTAGACCCAGCCGAAGCGTTGGCCGATCGCGTAGCACTGCTCGAGGTCGGTGACGCGGTTCTTGCCGCTGATCACGCTGCCCATGGCGCGCAGGGCCTGGCCGGCG